ATTCGTTAGAATTATCAACATTGAGAAACGCAATCAAAACATTCGAGACGACATTCTCGAAATGAATGGTATGAATCCAAGTTGGACTAGACAAAACAGCGGAGGGGGTGGGGCTGCATATCCTGCGTCTGGGGTTGATGCAAACTATGATGGTGGTGGTGGCGGTGGTGGCGGTGGCAGCATCGATTGGGATTGACCTTAACCTCTATAACTGTTATAATAACTCTATGAATCTATTCAAAAAAGCAGCATGTTTTACAGATATACATTTTGGTTTAAAGTCGGGCAGTAGAACACATAATACAGATTGTGAAGATTTTGTTAAATGGTTCTGCGATACTGCTCAGGCAGAAGGATGTGAAACTGCCATATTTTTAGGCGACTGGCATCATAATCGTGCGACCACTGATGTCAGCACGATGAATTATACTGTTTCAAATTTAGAACGGTTAAGCCAGAGCTTTGAAAAAGTCTATTTCATATTAGGCAATCATGATTTGTTCTATAAAGACAAACGTGAAATTAACTCTATTGAGTTTATGCGACTATTTCCTAATGTTATTCCTATTAAAGAAACACTCACAGAAGGTGATGTTACAATCATGCCTTGGTTAGTGGGTGAAGAATGGAAAAACATTCCTAACATTAAGAGTCGTTATATATTTGGTCATTTAGAATTGCCTAGCTTTTATATGAATGCTATGGTACAGATGCCAGATCACGGTCAATTGCAGAGCACACATTTTGTAAATCAAGAATATGTGTTTAGTGGCCACTTTCATAAACGCCAAACTGGTCGCAATATCACTTATATTGGTAATGCGTTTCCTCACAACTATGCCGATGCCGGTGACGATGATCGAGGCATGATGATTCTAGACTGGGGCAAAGAACCAGAATATCGATCATGGCCTGATCAGCCTGTGTATAGAGTTTATAAACTTAGTCAAATTATTGATCAACCCGATAAGCTACTTCGTGAAAAGATGCATTGTCGTGTTACTATCGATTTGCCTATCACGTTTGAAGAAGCAAACTTCATCAAAGAACAGTTTATTCCTCAATACAAACTACGTGAGCTCATGCTGATACCAGAGAAGGTAGAGGTTGAATCTAATGCGGTGTCTATCGACATTAACTTCGAATCAGTAGATACTATTGTTATGAATCAGATCAACGCTATCGAAAGCGAAAATTACGATAAAAAAATGCTTTTGGATATCTATAAAGACTTATGATTAAAATAAAAAATTTAACAGTTCGTAACTTCATGAGTGTGGGTAATCAAACCCAAGCAATTGACTTTGACAAAGGACAATTAACTCTAGTCTTAGGTGAGAACCTGGATCTAGGCGGTGACGATAGCGGAGCCCGTAATGGTACGGGTAAGACTACTATTATTAACGGCCTTAGCTACGCTATCTACGGCCAAGCATTGACGAACATTAAGCGTGATAACTTAATCAATAAAATTAACAGCAAAGGCATGTTGGTTACTGTTACCTTTGAAAAAGACGGAGTTGAATATCACATTGAACGCGGTCGCAAACCTAATTTATTGAAGTTTAGTATTAACGGTCATGAGCAAGAGCTTAAGGATCTAGACGAATCACAAGGTGATAGTAGAGAAACACAAAAAGCCATTGACGAAATGATGGGCATGAGTCACGAAATGTTCAAACATCTCGTAGCATTAAACACATATACCGAGCCGTTTCTATCAATGAAGGCTGCTGATCAACGTGCCATCATTGAACAACTTTTAGGTATTACTCTTTTATCAGAAAAAGCCGATGCTCTTAAAGATTCTATTAAGATTTCTAAAGAAGCAATTGCCACTGAGAACACACGAATTGAAACTGTTAAAGTTAGTAACGAAAGAATACAGCAAAGTATCGACGCACTAATTAGAAAACAAAAGATTTGGGAAGATACTAAAGAGAAAGCTCTTGAAGATCTTAGAAAGAGTATTGATGTTTTAGAAACTATCGATATTGACAAAGAAGTTATCGCACAAAAAGCACTAGTTGAATGGAATAAAAATAAAAAAGAACATACTAATTTAACATCTATGATTGCTAAACAAACAGCAACATTAGAAAAAGAACAAAAAAACTTAGAAAAGTTAGAAAAAGAATTAGTAAGTCTCGCCGATCATAAGTGTCATGCGTGTGGGCAGGATCTGCATGACACAAAACATGAAGATATGCTTGCTTCTAAAGTTAAACAAGTCGAAGAAACGGCAGAATCTGTCAAGGAACATTTAACAGAACTTAACGCACTCAATGAAGCAGTATCGTTATTAGGCGAGTTGGGTGTATGTCCTAGTGTTACGTATGATAATTTAGAAGAAGCACTTAATCATAAAAATACATTAGCTGGTTTAGAAAAAGATCTTTCTATCAAAGAAGTAGAAACTAATCCATACGAAGAACAAATTACAGAACTCCAATCAACTGCTGTTCAAGAAATAGACTGGAACACAGTAAATGACTTAACCAAAGTAAAAGATCATCAAGAATTTTTATATAAACTGCTGACTAACAAAGATAGTTTCGTAAGAAAACGTATTATTGATCAAAACTTAGCATTCCTAAATCAAAGACTAACGTATTATCTTGATAAGATCGGGTTGCCGCATCTTGTTGAATTCCAAAACGATCTAAGTGTTATTATCACTCAGCTAGGACAAGATTTGGACTTTGATAATTTAAGTCGTGGCGAACGCAATAGATTAATTTTAAGTATGAGTTGGGCTTTCCGCGATGTGTGGGAAAATCTATATCATCCTATCAACTTGTTATTCATTGACGAATTAGTAGATAGCGGAATGGATGCTAGTGGTGTTGAATCAAGTATTGCCGTACTTAAAAAGATGACTAGAGAGCGAAATAAGAATGTATTTTTAATTAGCCATCGAGACGATTTAACAAGCAGGGTAAATCATGTGCTTAAAGTTATTAAAGAAAACGGATTTACTAGTTACTCTAACGATGTAGAGATTGTTGAATGAAATATCAATACTATCTAATTTCAGATTTTTTAGATTGTGAAGAAATTAAAGAACTTAATCGAACATTAGAAAATAATGTTTCTAAAAATAATCAAGAAGTGCTGTTTGATGGAAACTATAAAAAAACTAGTGTTGTGTATTCTATACAACACAGCCATGTCTGGGATCAACTTGATAGATTTAGAAATATGATTCATTACACGAACAGAAATTATTTTGGATTAGATCTTTTTGAAATTTCAAAATATAGTACAGTAAATTATAATGTATATAATGGAGATGACTATGGTCAATATACATGGCATTCTGATGCTGAATTTAATCAATGTTATGACTTAAAATTAACTGCATTATTAAATTTATCAACTGAAGAGTTTTTAGGTGGTGATCTTATTTTATTTTTATCAGGCGAATATAAGATAGACGATTTTAATAAACCGGGATCATTATTAATTTTTCCAGCATGGACCCAACATAAAGTTACTCCCGTTACCAGTGGGGTTAGAAAAACGTTAAGTTTTTGGGCAGCAGGACCAAATTTGAAATGAGCACGGACAGTCACGATCGAATGATCAAAGCATTTCAAGAATATTTCAAATGGCAAGAGCGATTTGAATACAAAGGCTCAGACGAAGCAGGCATCAAGGCACGATATTGGTTATCAGAAATACGTAACGAGGCATCAACTAGGCGTGTAGAAATACAAGATAAAAGAGAACAAAGAAAAGCAGCCAGAAAAGGCATACTAGGCAGACCTCCCAAGGTAACTAAAGGTACATGACATGGATATATCAGAATCAAACTGTAGAAGAACTACCCGAAGAATGCGTGGGCTTCGTCTATGTCATTGTCAATAATATCTCTGGTAGAAAATACATAGGCAAAAAATTAGCAAAGTTTGCAAAAACTACCTACAAAGTAGTCAAACTAAAGAACGGAACTAAGAAAAAGAAAAAAATTAGAGGCAAAATAGAAAGCGATTGGCGTGATTATTACGGTTCAAACATAGAACTTAATAAGGACGTTGAACAGCTAGGCAAA